AAGCGATAGGGAGCAAAAAAACCTCACAGCACGCACTCGGGTGCGCGGCCGACTTTGAAATCAATGGGGTCTCCAATATTCAAGTTGCTTACTGGCTGACTAACAACGTTGACTTTGATCAATGCATCCTCGAGTACTATAAACCCGAAGACGACCAGGCGGGATGGATACATGTTTCTTATGATGCTAAAGGGTCTAACAGAAAACAAATACTTACCTTTGATGGTAAAAAATACACCGAAGGTTTACCAGAAATGAAATGGTCTGGTGGTAAGGTGGTTGGTTAAATCCAATCTTTAAGTTCTTCGGCCAATACTTCGGATGCAATGTTTTTCTTTTTACGTAAAGCTTCTACTATTTTTTCATCAACTGTACCATCTGCAATTAAATCAATATAAGTTACACTTTTAGTTTGCCCTATTCTGTGGGCTCTGTCTTCTGATTGCAATCTTTTTTCAAGGTCATAACCATTAGAATAATAGATAACAGTATTAGCTTGAGTAAGTGTAATACCATACCCACCTGTTTGAGGTGTACCTACAATAAATCTACATTTAGGATCAGTTTGAAAACGTACAATGTTTTCTTGTCTTATCTCTTGTGGTGTTAAACCATAGTAATGTACATAAGAATCTTTACCGTAAGTCTTAGATAAATTTCTAATAATATCACCGACACTCATTTGATAGTTAGCCCAAATAATAACTTTACCTTCAGTCTCTTCAAGAATAGACATTAGTTCAGTCATTCTATTACTATCTACTTCTTGAACAGAACCATCATCAGCAGTTACATAACCACATGTAATTTGATGTAGTCTCATAAGTTGGGTAAGAACATTAACTGTAGTAGTAACTTTACCATTTAGTATTGCAAGGGCCTGGTCTTTCATTTGTTTATAAACTCTCTGTTGATCAGGAGTCAATGTTATATGACGTTTAATAAAGTTTTTAGGCGGTAGATCTAAACAATCTTCTTTTAATACTCTATAAGAAAATTGTTTAACTGTGTCTGATAGTTCGGCTAAGTTTTGAAATTTATCTATAACTTGAATAGATCGTCCTCGTATATGCATTGTTTTCATTTCGGCATAACGATTACGAAAACTGTAGTAAGAAGCAAAGTCCAATAACCACGGATCAAGGAACTCACACTGCGTATACAAATCAAGTGGATTTTTTGTAATAGGAGAACCTGTCATAATTCTTTTATACTTAGCATCTAAACCAATCTTAATAATATTTTTAGTACGTCTGGCTGTAGGAGTTTTAATTGTAGTAGACTCATCAATAGCCATCATAGCTTTGTGTGAATTAATAAATTTAGTTGCGAACTTAACACCTTTGTCTGTTGACAAGGCTTCAACATTCATAACTAAAATATGTAATGCACTATCTATTTCAAACAAAGAATCTAATTTTTCTTCTTGTGTTTTTGTAATATTTGGTTGCCACAATACAGACACATTCTCTATATGATCTGGTAAGTGTGTGGGAAGTTCTTGTTCATACCAAGTTTTAACAACACCTTTTGGTGCGATAATTAAAGCACCATCTACCTTACCTTTGTCATATAACATAGCAAGGTTGTCTATTAATACTTTTGTTTTACCTGTACCCATTTCCATAAAATAAGCAAAGTTTTCTTTGTTCCAAGATTTTTCCAATGCAGTTAATTGATGTGCATAGGGTTTCGTTTTAAATTTATAATTCATAATTTTTTTTCTTCTTTCTAGTTGACATCTATATAAACATGATTATATTGTTTGTCAATGTCAGAAAGAATAGTTTATGTAATACAAGAAATTCCTGGAACTCAATCAGGCAATCCTAAAATAAATATTATGGGTGCGTCTAATTATGGTGAGTTTAAATTTTTATTACCAGAATTTTCTCAAATGATTTTTTCTCCTGGTCCATTAATTTTTAAATTAAGAAAAGGTTTAAGAGATTATACATCAGAAGATTATTTATTATTAACGGGTGATCCTGCTATAATAGGTGTTGCGTGTTCTATTGTTTCCGATATTACAAACGGTAAATACAATGTATTGAAATGGGATAAACAAGAAAGAAAATATTATCCTATTGAGATCAATCTATACGAGAAAGGAGAAATAGATGAAAATTAACTTTGAAGAAGATCAACAAGATGCAATGAAGAAAACTGAAAACATTAAGTCTCTTGCTGATCAAGTTGTAAAATTAGAATCTTTACAAACTAGACTACAGTTACAAGAGGATAATATGAAGAGTACCAAGAAAGAAATGGAAAGACTTTCTGGAGATATTATACCTACAATGATGAGTGAGATGGGGTTAGCAGAATTAAAATTACAAGATGGTTCACATCTTAAAGTTTCAACGTCGTATCGTGCTACTATTACAGAAGCAAATAAAGAATCGGCGTTTAACTGGCTTCGTAACAATGGATTAGGTGATATTATTAAGAACGAGATCTTGGTATCATTTGGTCGTAACGAGGATAACAAGGCAGCATCTTATGCTGATCTTGCGAAGGGTCACGGGTTCCAACCGACACAAAAGATGAAGGTAGAACCTATGACTCTGAAAGCGCTAGTCCGTGAGCGTATTGAGGCAGGTAAAGAAATGCCAACGGAAATCTTTGGGATATTCTCAGAGAATAAAACAACAATAAAAAGGAACAAGTAACATGAACCAAGTAGCAGAAAAAAAGAACGGAGCACTAGCAACATTTGATATGGAAGCTGATGCACAACAAGGCGCTCAAAATATATCGCAAGAAGATCTTGCGTTGCCTTTCTTAAAAATTTTGGGCCAACTATCTCCTGAAGTAAATAAAAGAGATGGTAAATATGTCGATGGCGCAGAGCCAGGCAAAATAATCAATACTGTAACTAATGAATTGTATGACAAAATTTCAGTTATACCCTGTCATTACAAAAGACAATACATCGAATGGCAAGATAGAGGTACCAGTACAGGTGCTCCTGTTGCAATGCACAATGCAGATAGTGACATTATAAGCCAAACAACTAGAGGTAAAGATTATAAAGACAGATTACCAAATGGTAATTATCTTGATAATACTGCTAGTCATTTTGTGTTGACTCTTGGTGATAATCCACAAACAGCTTTGATTTCTATGAAATCTACTCAACTTAAAGTTAGTAGAAAATGGAACTCAATGATGATGGGTCTTAAGATGCAGGGTAAAAACGGTTTATTTACTCCGCCAACTTACAGCCACATTTATAATCTATCTACAGTTCAAATGTCTAACGACAAAGGAACTTGGTTTGGATGGGATGTATCTAAAGTTGGTCCGGTAGAAGACAAAGCTATATATGATATGGCTAAATCTTTTGCAGACAGCGTGGGTAAAGGTGAAGTTGAAGTTAAACCTGAAACTCAAGAACAAACTAAAAAATCTTTAAATTTATAGTATCCTAGGTAGTGGGCGTTTAAGCGAGAGTGGAGACGCCCGCTTTTTAATTTATGAATGATAAGATAGATAAAGCTCCGGTTACATACGAGGATTGGATAGATCTGGGAAAGGTGATCATACCCTGCGATACAAAGCAGGCTGTGGTCGAGAAATGGTCCCACCCGGATTTTAAGATTACGAAAGAAGAATGGAGAATAGAACACATAAACAAACAGATAGGACTTAGGTTAGATCAATATATAGATTTTGATATTGATAACCCTGTTGTAAAAAGATTTGTACACGATCATATAAAATCTTGTAGTGCAATTTTTGGAAGAAGAAATAATCCTTCAAGTCATTATCTTTGGTCTGGAACATCGGACTATAAAAAATTCTCATTACCAAAAGAATTAGAAAGTTATTACAAAGATTATGGTCATGGCGCTACACTTTGTGAAATAAGACACGGTGCTAATAAATATACATTAGTTCCTGAAACAAGATATCATACTACCAATGAAGTAGTTGAGTGGGTTAAGTATGACGGAATAGATGAGTACTCAGGGAATTTAAAAGTAGATTTAGGTAAGATAGCATTGGCCGCTGCATTATGTATTACATACACAGGTACCGGACAAAGGGATGATTATTGTACTGCTATTGCTGGTGTATTACTAAAACACACAGAGTGGAATGCGGAAGATATAGACGATTTTATTTATAAGATTGCTGTTGCAGCTAAAGATGAAGAAAGTTTTAAAAGAAAAAGTAAAGGTACCTCACACAAAAAAGCAAACAGAAAATTTGGTATGCCTAAACTTGCAGAGATAATAGGTTGTTCTACAAAAACTATTGCAACAATATTTAGTTGGATAGGTGTACAAGAAGCTACAAGCGAAGAGGCAAAACAATCTATAGGACAGATTATAGAGTACGGTAGCGACAGGTATTTTGTAAAAATAAATGCAGTAGTACAAGGGGAACCGGTAGAAAAAACAATTACTGTTGACGGTCCAACACTTAGAAATAAAAAATTATTTTACGATGCTGTAATTAGTAAAGCATCAGTTTGGATTCCAGAAATGAAGGCTTCAGATTTTGAAGAGATCATGAGAAGAAAATACGAAGCAAGAGAAAAATCAAAAGATTATGTAGAAGATGCAGAAGAAGATTTAAGATTTGTAAAACATTTTAAAAATTATATTTCAGAAGAAAAAGCTTACACAAATAAAAAAGAACTTGTTAGTTTTGGTTTGCCATATTTTAATATGGATAAGAATATTCTTGAGTTTAATTTAGATAAATTTGAAGACTTCTTACATAGACAAAAGATAAATTTACCTAGAGTAGATTTAGTTATTAAATGTCAATCAATTTTAAAAGCAAAAAAAAACCACGGTAAGTTTGATGGTAAATCTTGTGTATCTTGGCGTATGTTAAATCAAACTGTAGATGTAGAAGACTTAATTATAGAAGGTGAATTTAAGGAGATAACAGATGTCACAAGTTAGATTTATGGTAGGGCCACCAGGCACAGGTAAAACTTCTACTTTTATTACGGGTAAGTACGTAGAGTTATTATCTAAATTTGATTACAAAAAAATAATAATTTTATCTCACACAAATGTTGCAGCAGATGAAATTAAAGTTGAGATATTAAAATTACCAGAGATGCAGGGTATTACTAAAAAAGCTTTGATAGATAATATTTGTACCATACATCATTATTGTAAAAAGAAAGCAACCATGGGAGAAGAAGTTCTTGATTACGAAGACTATAAAAATCTATGTAGAATAGATTCTGTATTTCAAAGACACAAAGTTACACCGGCTGAATTTGAAAACAGAGAACATGGTTATTTTAAATTTGTAAGAGAAGCATATGGTTTTAATAGATCTTTAAAAGAACATTGGAAAAAATCCGATAAAAAATTTTATGGTTATTCTATAGTAGATATAGAAGCAATGTTACCGATTGTAGAAAAGTATAACAAAGACAATGGTAAATTAGATTTTCATGACATGATAAAAAGATTTATAGAGAAGGCAGTTGATCCTGACATAGATGCATTGATCGTAGATGAAGCACAAGACAGTAACAAAACACAGAAGATAGCATTAGATAAGATAGCTACTAAGGCAAAAGAGTATTGGTTTGTTGGGGATCCCGATCAAACAATATTTGAATGGGCTGGTGCAGATGCAGACGAATTTTACAGACTATCTCAAGGTGCAGAAGAATTAGAACAAGGACACAGATGTAGTAAAACTATAAATAACATTTGTAAAAATACAATTAAACCTATCTGGGATTATTACAAGACACATAGAATTTGGAAACCTACTGAACACAACGGTAATCAATATCATTTATCAAATTTAAATGGTGAGTCTAGTGCATTAAAAATATTGTTAGATAAAATAAAAAATACAAAACAAACGTTCTTGTTTACATACAGACAAAAACCAAGTGATGCGTGGATTAAGAAATTCTTTAGAAGACATGGAATAGAGTTTGCTTATGTAGGGAACTCGGCCCACGTACCAAAAAAAGAATTAAAATGTCATGTAGTTTGGACAGGGTTTGTAAGAGGTAAGTCAGTTCCTTTACAACAGGTAATAGATTTTTGGCAGTACTTAGGTAAAAAAGTTATAGTACACGGTAAGGGAAAGGAAAATTTTGAAGAATGGATTAACAAAGACTACACAATAAATGATTTAATATCTAAAAATTATTTAAGACCAGAAGCAACTGAAGAGCAAGACTTTGCTTTGGTTAGAACTAAAATAGATCCAGAAAGATTAATTTATATAAAAAAAATATTAAGACAAGGTTGTGATTTAGATGGAGACATCAGAGTTAAATACGCAAACATACATACAGTAAAAGGTTTAACATTTGACAACGTAATTGTTGATGAATCAAGGTTTAGACCAGAGAAATATTTTAGTCAACTTAGATTAAAATATGTCGCTTACAGTCGAGGTAGATACGATTGTTGGACAATAGCATCACAAGATAAATACACACTAGGAGCAAGATAATGACAGACACAAGTATATTTAAAAAAGATGGATACGACTCATTAGACAAACAAGTCGGAGGAAAACATTATAAACGAATGAAGCTACAACCTGCAGAATTTATAAATGAAAATAAATTGCTTTTTGCAGAGGGTAACGCTATAAAGTATATATGCAGACACTCGTTCAAGGGAAAGAAAGAGGACATTAAGAAAGCAATACATTATTTAGAAATGATATTAGAAAGGGATTACAATGTGTAATACACCAGAAGATTTAGACTTAACAGGTATAGATACAGTAGCAGTTGATATAGAAACTTATGATCCTAACCTTAAAACAAAAGGTTTAGGTGCAATAAGAGGAGATGGTTTTATTACAGGTATTGCAGTAGCAACCGGTAAGGACACTGCCTATTTCCCTCTTAGACATTCAGATACTGATCTTGATTTTGAAAAAACAAGAGAGATTTGGAAAGTATTAAACGATAAAATATTTCAAAACGAAAAGATAACAAAAGTATTTCACAATGCAATGTATGATGTGTGTTGGATCAGATCGGTAACTGGTAAAAAAATGAAGGGTAGATTAGTTGATACCATGATTGCTGCATCAGTTATTAATGAAAATAGATTTAAGTATTCATTAGATTCTTTATCAAAAGATTATCTTGATGAAGGTAAATACAAATACGATTTACAACAAAAAACATTAGAATGGTCAGGTGGAACTGTAAAAGATCCTATGACTAACATGCACAAACTACCTGCATCAATAGTAAAAGATTATGCAAAACAAGATGTTGATTTAACATTAAAACTTTGGAATTTGTTTAATAAAAAAATGGACGAAGTATTATACACAAAAGATGATGGAGAGCAAAAAACTTGTAGACAAATATTTGAACTAGAAACAAAATTATTTTTATGTTTAGTTGACATGAAATTTAAAGGAGTTAGAATTGATGTCGAAAAAGCTATCTTATTGGGAAGACATTTAAAAAGAAGAAGAGACCAAATTCTTAATGCCATTCAAAGTATTACAAAAGATGATAAAAACCCACAGGGTATAAGAGTAGATATTTGGGCAGCAACCTCTATTAAAAATTTATTAGAGCATCAAAGTATAACTGACTATAAAGTTACACCTAAGTCTAAGATGCCTCAACTTCCTAAAGATTATTTAAAAACACATAAAAATAAATGTTTACGTATGATCTCAAAAGCAAGAGAATACGACAAAGCAGTTAATACATTTATCGAAGGACTATTGGGTTATGTCCATGAAGGCAGAATACATGCCGACATAAATCAAATTAGATCAGATCAAGGAGGCACTGTAACTGGTAGATTTTCAATGAGTAATCCAAACTTACAACAAATTCCATCTAAAGGTTTTATTGGTAAAAAAATGAGAGAATTGTTTATACCAGAAGAAGGTCATCAATGGGGATCTTTTGACTACTCACAACAAGAGCCACGTATTGTAGTTCATTATGCTATTAAACTAGGCTTACCTGGCACTGACACCCTACAAGAAGAATTTGACAAGGAAGACGCAGACTTTCATCAGATTGTTGCTGACATGGCTAATATCTCCAGGAAACAGGCAAAAACAATTAACCTAGGACTCTTCTATGGTATGGGTAAAATAAAATTACAAAAAGAATTGGGACTAGATCAAGCAAAAGCTAGATCATTATTTAATGAGTATCATGCTAGAGTTCCTTTTGTTCGTGATTTATCTCAACAATTAATACAATTTTCTAAAGACAATAAACTACTGTTTACTTTGTATGATAGATTCTGCAGGTTTGATAAATGGGAAACAACTAATAAAGAATGGAACCCTGAACTAAATAGATTTACTCCTGTACCTTTATACACAGAAGAGCAAGCAAGAGAAGCTTTTAAAGCTGAGATGTTAGATAAGTTTAAACAAAATGCAATAGATCCTAATTACATGGATTACTTTGAAAGGCACTATACACCGGCATTTACTTACAAGGCTTTAAATAGATTAATACAAGGATCAGCTGCTGATATGACAAAAAAGGCAATGGTAGATTTGTATGAAAAAGGTATAGTACCTCATATACAAATACACGATGAACTTTGTATTTCGATCAAGGACCACGAACCAGAACTAATTAAAAAAACAATGGAAGATACTATACTTCTTGAAGTTAAAAATAAAGTTGACTTTGAATCTGGACCTAATTGGGGTACATTAAAATGAGGATAAATTATGGCTTACTTAAATGCAAACATACCGGCAACCTATGCACAAATAAGAAGAGAGTATTTATATGATTGCAAGAAACATCATGGAGAAGTTGAAGATTGTATTATCTTCGGTATTAGCTCCCTTACAGGTCGTGCTATATTATTTCATGCTATTATGGAAAACGGTGCAATATTTTATCGCCTACCAATTAGCGCGTTTATTCAAAAGGGATTTGAACCATCCGGAGTGCCCACAAGAAGACTTGATGAACTTCAGCTCTGGAATAGTTTTTCTTATTATCCTTCTGTCCATCGTTGGGATATTTTAGACGGACAAGCCGGTAAATATATCGGAAAAGATAAAAAATGGCACCCTGGCAAGTATTTATTTACCGTTGACTTTGCACATCCAGATAGTAATATACTAGATACTGATCATTCAGAAATTCCGCACGAACATAAGTGCGCTCACATAATAGCCTTAGACGACGGTAATTATGCGGCACAACCTAATAATAGATGTATATGGGACCTACCTTCTTTCACGGTGAAAGATAGTACTCCTGACTGGAAAGTGCAAACTTCTGAATGGAATGTTGAAGATAGCAGGGCTTGGCGTACAGAAGATACGGATAAGTTTTTCTATGAAATTGAGGAGAAAAAAAATGATTAAT